GTCGCGAATAACCCACGATGTATGCGTAGAAAGAACCTAGCACTACCTAGCACTCCTTAAAGCTCTTTCAAATGCTTTTGCAAATTTCTTATCAAATACAGCATTGCTAAACTTCTCTGCAATTATATAAAAAGAAAATCTAGGTCTATAATTTACAGACCTTTCAAAACCAATTATAAGTTTTACACCTTGCTTTGTACGTTCATAAACTCCTTCAGTACCACCAAGATTACCAATAAATTGTGTATTCTTTTTAATTAAGCCAGTTTTCTTGCCAATAATATTACCAAATTTATTTAATCTAGCATTTGGTTGATAGGGTACTGGTATGCGTTTGCCAGTAGTCCTAGTCCCACCCTCTATCTGATACTGCATATAGTTTGCAACTATGTCTTTCATAAGCAGTACACCAACTAACAAATTCTTTTTTGCTTTGTTTATAAAAAAACCTCTTTTAGTAAATGGAGTAGGTCTATCTAACTTTTTGTCCATTTGCTTTGCCATTTCTTTTTTTAAATCAAATAAAGTATTGTTGATTGCTACAGATGTTGCAAAAGGTATTTGTTTCTTTTGAACAGTAGTTGTGAACTTAGTTATCTCTTTTATGTTGCTCTTAACATTTATCTGCATACTTTCTCCAATGTGATTTGCCTTTAAACTTTAAACCTAACTCTTTTGCTTTTCTTCTGACTGTTGATGGGTGACATCCTAAAGTCATAGCTACATCATGTGACGATTTGCCTTGCTCTATCTTTTCTTTTAATTTCTTTTTATCTATTTCCATCTGCTATTCTGTAGTTGATATATAGTTAATAAAAATAAAGCTACCAATATGTAAAAACTCATATCCATTATAGATTCTCGTAATGTTCTATAAGTTTATTTATATACCATACAGCTTTCTCTAAGTCTTGTATATTTGCTTCTTTATACTTATGTCTATGTATGTATTTAATTGCTGATCCCTCTAAGTATGCAGGAAACCCTTTGCCAAGTTGTTGCTTGATATAATCTATAGCTTCTACATTACCATTATTGTAATGTGCTGGTTTATTAACTGGATCATGTTTAAGATCATCTAAACTATTTATTGTTTTTGGCATTTGCTTTTCTCCTTCTGATGATTTCTCTTTTGCACTTGATTCTAATTTTTGGATGTCTATTGTTATCATTTGCTATTTCTTCTAATTTACTAAGTTTTGTAGAGTGTAAATAAAAATGTTCAGTTGTTGTCTTACCTGTCTTTCTGTTATAAGTCTTGACACTTTTCTTTAGTTTCGTTGGCACTTTTATTCCTGTATGTAATTCTTTCAAAGTTTACTTCTTTACTTAGTTTAGATAATAATTGTTTAGCTTCCATAAAATCTTTTGGAATACATCTAAGTAATTCTTCTATGCTAAATATAGCAACATCTTCTTCTTGCTTATGTATTTTAATCAACAATGGTTTTTCTTCATCTGTATCGCAAACTAATATGTTCTTGCTGTCAAATCTAAATAATCTAGCGTTAGGTTGTATTTGTGGATAACCACTAGACTCTAATTTTATATTAAGTTGCTGTAATGCTCTATCCATCATTTCTACTCTTGATATTTTTCTTTGTGTAGTCTCTTTGCGTAAAGATTCTTTTAATATCATTTCTGCTCTACAAAACTTTATTTCAAAATCTACACCTACCATTTTAAAGATTCGTTTTCTATGACCCCATTTAGCATAAGTTTCTGATTCATAAGTGCGTAATGCATTTAATTTATCTTGTAACTTATTATCTAAATATGTATTTGGTTGGTTCATTATACTGTAATCATAGTTGGTTGGTGGTTGGTTGTATTAGAAATACAAACCAAACCAACCATCTTTCTATTGATTTTGCCAAAAAACCCAACCAAAAACCAACCAAAAACCGACCAAAAACCAACCAAGTAGATCATACTTCATTACCCCAAACATCCCACCCATCCACCTTTTCTCTAGCAAATAATTCTATTCTAGGCTCATAACTCATGTGTTCTATTTTATCTCTAGCTTCTTTTGGTTTTTTTGAATGTTTTGTTTTTGGTACATTTAATACACTACTAATATTTCTATATTTTGGTTTTAAATTACCTTTGACACCAAATAAGCATAATTCATGTTGTCCTCTAAAATAATAACCTTTACCAAATCTATCTTTTGTCCAAACAAAGTTAGTTACATATCTGAATCCCCAAGATTCCATTACTGACAATCCATCTTTTAAAAAATTATTTGTTACCCACAAGTATAACCAACAATTATCATCTGCTATTTCTTCTACTGGTAGATTTTTTATGTCATCTGTTTTCATTAAATTATAGTGTGCATTTGCACCCCTCACTATTTTCCCACCACCCATTTCATACCAAGCTGGATCAGCATATATTGTTCTATACTTTTTATTAGGAAAAGAAATCATTAAAAAACCTCATTATCAAATGATTTAGCCTGATAGCCATATCCCTCTTTATAATGTACTAATTCCATATCTTTTAGATCAGCTAATCTTGATTTTAATGCACTATCAGAAATATCCATTCTTGCTTTAAGAATAGTAAACTTTACCCAAACACTAACAGGATCATTAGGCTCTTTTTCTTTTTGATAATCTTCTATAGCTTTTATAGTTTCTTCTCTAGCTTTAGTTAGACCTAGTTTTTTGGGTGATTCATTCGTTATTGCAAGTACACCTGATGTAACACCTTGATAACCATAAAGTGTTTGTTCTTTGAATTGAAAGTATAGATCATCTATTGGAGTACCATCTTTAACTAATGTTTGCTTAACAGTAACAAGCATAGCCTTTTCATCGCTGTTTTTATCCCTATCAACTCTAAACTCATAATCTAAAGCTGCTGGTAAAACAGAGCTACCTCTAGCTCTACCATTACTACCATGTCCAGTATGATGAACAATAACTATTGTTGCATTAAATTCTTCTTTTAGTTCATCTACTCGTTGAATAAACTTATTCATATCTTCTGTAGAGTTCTCATTTAGTCCATAGTTTCTTGCAAGTGTATCTATTATAATCATACCAATGCCATTATTATCTGCTTCTATATCTCTGCAAACATTTTGTAGCATAGCAAATTCTTCATCATCACCTATTCTTGAACCTCTATTAGAAACTAATAATGTATTATCATTTATATTTATATTATAAAACTCCTCATAAGCTTTTACCCTACGACCAACACCTATAAATCCTTCACCAGCTAAATAGAGTACAGTAGATGGTTTTGTATTAAATCCATAAAAGTCTTTACCTGAACTTACAGCACAAGCCATAGCTATTGCTAGAAAAGACTTACCTGATTTAGGTGATCCAAAGATAGACATTACTGTACCTCTCTCACATATTCTATCTACCATCCAATCAGGTTCAGTAAGATTGTCCATAATCTGATTTACACTTTGAAAGTACAAAGAACCTCTTGGTGGTTTTAATTTGTTTTGTTTTATGTAAGTTACAAGATCATCTGATGATTTAAAATAATTGTTTGTATGTGCATCGTACAAATCATCTTTTTCGTTGAAATTTTTTGGTGGTTGTGCAATCAAAACACTACATCCATTTTGCTTTAAATGTCTTGCTATTTCATTTGCACATTTCTTACCAGCATCATCATTATCAGGAAATATATAAACCTCTCTGTTATATATTTTAGACCAGTCTGCTTTATCCCAAGCATTTACTCCACCATGCCAAGTGCAACAATCGTAGTCATATATCTGCTGACATCCTAACAAAGCCTTTTCACCCTCATTGATAATGACTGGTTTATCTAAATGCTTTTCTTCTATATAAATAGGTAGAGTACCTTCAGGTCTTTTCATTGACCAAGTACCATCTGTATTCAAAGTAAATGGTGCATACTTTTGTTTTATAAAATGACCATCAGGAAATCTTAGAACTAGAAAATTATCAGCATATTTAACTTTAATAGATGCTTGTTTATAAAGCTCTATCATTTGTTGCCTAGAGAATGATTTAGCACCACTTTTAGGAACAAGGGGGGTAGTTCCATTCATAGAGGAGTAATTATGTTGTGGTGCTAAATCGTAACCATACTGCTTTAATATTACTTTTACATCTTGGTTTAAATGTTTTATTAGATCAACAATACCACCACCTGTATCATTTTCAAAATCATACCAAGTAGCATCATTTAAATTAAGAACTAGAGAACCTTTTGAACCCCATCTATATTCTGTTGATGTAGTTGTTTTAGGTTCTCCTAATAATTCTTTTGCTACTTCAGGTGCTATTCTTTGCCAATCTATGCTTTGCATCAGAAAGGTATATCATCATCTGTTAATAAATCATTACTATCATTTACTTGTTTATCAACTAAATCTGATAAACCATCATTACCTTTTACATCTGAAGTATCATCTTCATAGTACCAACTAGGTATAACAAATTCATTTGATCTTGGTGCAAACTTAGCAAACTCAAAACTTAGATCACTAGATTGTCCTAAACCTACTTGCAACTTTTTAGCTCCTGTAAATTTAACAACTGGAAGTAAATTACCATTGTTATCTTTGTCATTCCAAAACAGAGCAAGTATCTTATTAAATGCTTGTGTTTCTGCAAATGTCATATTTTGCCATAGCAAAGGTCTTGATAATCCTTGTGGTAAAACCCAAGCAGAAAAAGCTCTTTTGTAATCTTCTTCAGGCTTAGTTCCCACAACTCCAAACTGTTGATCCCAAACAAAGTCATAACCTGATACTTGTTTGTAACAACCCCACCCACTTAAAAAAGTAGAAGGATCAAGTTGTAGGTATTGAAACTCTATAGGATTATCTCCATTATAAAAGCTCATATCTCCTGTTTTCCATTTTAAGTAAGGTGATTCTCCACCACTACTCATTCCACCTAATATATCCATATATACTCTCCATTAATGTATTGTTATATCAATACTGTTTAAAAAATCAATTTCAAGTAAAGTAAAATTTCTTTCCTTGAAGCTGACATAATCTTCATCGTTTATGATTCCTAAAAAATCACAAGCAATATTTATTCTATCAAATCGTTCTCTGCAATAATCATCGAACTCATTTTCTAGCATAAAACTATTTACATCCATTAGCTTTTTGTAAGACTTCATCGATGTTCTCGCATAAGTCTGTTAATGGACACATTAAAGTAATTTTGTTTGATCTTGGAACATCTGACATAAGCCAAGCTGGAACTATACATTGTATTCTTTGCCTATCATACTTCCATATTAATATAGGTATGTATTTATCACCAGCAGCTTCTAATGTTTGTGTCCACCAATTATTTCTAGGCATATTACTCCCTGATTTATACCTCTTACATTCTATAGCTATGTTGTCTAAATAAATGTCTGCTTGTCCTTTTTCTTGGTATTGATCCAAATTTCTTTTAACTCTTTTATCTATATTTTTTGATACAAAATAATCATTAATCTTATTTACAATATATCTTTCAAATGCAGCACCTTTATTTCTACTGTTTACTGGCATTTTAAAATCTAGGTGCAAATAATTTAATTAGTAATGAATAATTTTTATCAGAAACATATTTAAGATGTTTCAGTTTCTTTATCTTCTTCATAAGAACATACTCCTAATTTTAACAAAAGCTGACTAGCAGACTCTATGCTCATATTATTTTTTGCAGCAAATATTTTGATCTCTGTATGTAGATCAGTTGGAATCCATAGTGCTTTTTTGTAATTATCTTCCATATAAACTCTCCATATAAATATTAATATTAATATGACTTTATTACCATACTACATTAATAGTTTCTTGCATTTCTCCTATAATTAACATAAGGGCATAAGATAAACTCTCCAAAACACCTAAATACTCTCATATATCTAATTGCCCTTTTCAAAATAAATATGCCTGTTGTTCTTCAGGTTCAATTTTGTAATTTTTATTTCTACCTTTTGGATAATCTAATTTCTTATATTTAAAAGATTGCATTATGTTTCTTTTATCTGTTTTATTAGCATAAATATATATATATCGATGTTTACCCTCAATATTTATTTTTTTTAAATTTAACTTTTCAACTATTTCATTTGGATCAGGCACTAACTCAAAATCAGTCATATCTTTATCATACTTATCACAAAACCCAAGAATAGTTTTTAATTTAATCCAATCATCAACTTTAGGAAAACTAAAACCAGCATCAGTCCTAAACCAATGTGCTGCTGTATCTTTATATCCAAATATCTTATCCAAACTTTTTGCAGTATGTTTGCTTTTATGTTTTTTTAAATAATTTGCAATTTTTATTCTATCTAATTTATCTTCTTGTTTTCTTCTTTTTACCAACTTAACATCAAGTTTATTATTTTTTTGATAGTGTCCAATATTTCTAAAATGAAACTCATTTCCAAACTTATCAACTAATTGTGTTGTATTAGAGCTAATACCTGTATAAATAAAATTAGTAGCTTGATATATATAACCATGATGAAAATTATTTGGATCAGCAAATGAGATTATAATTTTTGGTTTTTCTAACAATTTAATACTTTTCATTAGAAATTGTGATAATGTATTTTTTTTTAAATTGTCGTATGTTACAAGTCTATTTAGCTCTAAAACAATATCTTTATAATTATCTCCTGCAATACTTTGTTGTAATGTGCTACTTGGTGGCATACCAAAAGTACAAACACCATGTATTTTTTTTTCTAATATCAATCCAAAAGCAAACATAACATTTGGTAATCTTTTTGCATAATGTATATTTTTAATCCAATGCTTATACTCTTTTCTTTGTAATCTTCTAACTTCCATTTTTCTTTATAGTTAATGTCTTACTTCTAATCTCATAAGCATCTTTTGGTGGCACTATCTTTTCAGGTTGTGCTTTATACTTTCGCATCTTCCAATGTACTATGTATTTACCAGTCCTACCAATAGATGCATTACCCATTTGATCCATGATATGTGCTGATAGTTTTTCTTTCATAGCACCAAGATTTTTAATCATGTCATTAGTTTGTTCTAACTGTTTTATATACTCTACTGTATCTTCAGGTAATATTTTTGTTTCATCATTTGCATTTGGATATTTAATATGTGCATCAGATGTAACTTGTGGAGTGTAGTAATCTTCTTCATCTATTCTTCTATTAAAATCAATAACCTTATCAGCAAGTTCTTTTTCAAACTCATAGTCTTTAGGTATGACAAAAATTCTAAGATCAGTTGACTGGTAAAGAATAATTAAAATACCTGCATTTGCTTGTGTAGTCGACATAGCAGCTTTAAGTTGCAAAACACCTAACCAGTCAGGTGGTACATCTTCAGGATAAATGCTACTGCATTTAACTTCTATTGGCGTAATACCATCAAGATATACTTCAGAACTATCAAGTGTCCATATACCATTATCTGCATCCTCTTTAACTGTAAGCTGACTAGGATATGCCATACCATCTAATGATCCTTCTAATGGCAACAAAGGATGTATAACTTTTTCTGTAATCTTATCTTCATATTGCTTTATACCTAGTCTTTTCATACATTCTTGTATCAAAGGTTTTTCCAATACATCTCCTGTTCTCTGTCGTAGTGTTTGTGGCGTTCTTATACTCTCCCCATGCCTTGCCCTTATGCAGTCATTTAAAACCTCTTGTTTGCTCTTAAAATGCCCTTTATCAAACAAATATGGCACTAAGGAATGAGTGCAAAAATCATCTCTAGTTATCTTACCTATTGCTTTCATCTAGCTATACCCAGTATGTATTTAATTTCTTCTAGGCTATCTCTAACTTTGTATTCTTCACCTAGCACTTCTACTATTACTTCGCTAGTAAAATCATCTTTATAAAAACCACTTATAAATCTAGCTGGTATGTTAAGTTCTCCACCACCAACAAGATTAAATGTTACATTATTGCTCATTTTCTAACTCCCACAATTTAGCTTTATGATTATATAAATTATCTTTTTTTTGTTTAAGTACCTCTTCAGCTTCGCGTAATTCTTTTTCAGCAATCTCTATTCTTGTATGCTGTTCGATAATTGCACAAGCCTTAGTAAATGGATCAGACATTCTTTTTCTTTGCTTTGCTAACTCTATACTTATGCTTTGCTTTTTTGCATTTAAGTATTTGATGACCTAGCAATATCATGTCGTTAGTTTGACAAGCTGTAAACCAAAACTTACTTTTTGGTACATATACTTCTAATGTGTATCTCATTATGCACTCTCCCTCTTATTTAGATCAATTTTTGCTTGAACTAACTCTTTTTGTAGTTCATCAATTTCTTCATGTGAGCATAAATCACCATACTTTTTATTCATAGCTATTCGCATAGCAATCATGTTTTCTAATTGTATAATTCTTTTTTTTAATTCCATTATGCACTCTCCTTATTCAGTTCTCTTTGTTCTACTTTTTCCCAAACTTTAGAAAATCTTTTTAAGAATAAGTATTGTTGTCTGTTGTTATAGTTTCCTATTGCTAGAGAATCTAAAACACACATACACTCGACATCAGGATTTTGTTTTAGAAAGTTTTGATGTATTTCAATCATAAAATCAAATAAATTAAATTTTTTATCCATGTTAATTACTCCTTTTTTTAAATAACATAGTATTAATATACATAAATATATATATATGTACAACTATTTTATTATTTATTTTAAGAGTGGATTTATTTTAGGAACTGAACTTAATTGATCTAAAGTGTCCTTAAATGAGTCCATAGCTAGTGTTGGAGTAATTATGGATGAATCAAATGAGAAGTAAGTCTGCGTAGTGTTATTTGGTTTGAAGAGGATATGTTTTCCTGAATTATCAAAAAAGACAAAAGCAAATATATCACAATGATAGTGCTTATATACATCAGATAATGACCTTGAAGTTTCAGTTGCAAAAACATATTTACCTTTTTTAGTTACTCTTCTACTCTTAACTTGAATAGTATATTTAGCAGAGCCTAACTCTACTATTAGGTCTGCTGGATGTTTCTCTTGTGTTTTGTAACACCAATCACAATGCTCTAACAAGAATGTCTGAACTAATGATTCTCCTAATGCACCAAGCCTAGAATTAGCTTGATGATCTTCACTTGTCTTGTTGCCCATCTTGTTTACAAAGAGCCAGTTGCCTAGAATTATACAATGCCCTATTTGGAGTTTGAATAGCATATCTTGATCTTAGTACCTCTTCTGATGCTTCCAACCACTTTCCTAACTCCATGAGCTTTCTAGTTTCTCTAAAAGACATAAAACCAGTAATACCCATTTGAAAGCACATATCAATACATACTAGCCTAGCTTTTTCAGGAAAGGTACGCCATACACCCCAATTTTTAGTAAGTTGTTCTTGTACTTGTTTTATATCATTATTTAACAAATAATATGCTTCATCCTTAGATATACCTTTATCTTCTAGGTTACGACCTATACCAAGCGTTAATTTATTTTGAGAACAATGATAAGGAAAAATTTTTAAGCCTTCATGTCTTTTCAACATATCAACAACTTTATCTTGAAATATTTGATTGTAACCTTCGTTCACTTAGTTAAGCCTTGTTTCTTTTCATAAGTTCTAAGACCACCTAGACCTAACATTCCCATTAAGACTGTAAGCAATGATCCCATGTCAAATTGTGGTAGCGTTAATTCAATACTATAAAGAGCAAGTATAAAAACAATAATAGGTTCTAATATAAAATGATAAGCTAAAGCAGTTGCACATACCCATCCTGTAAATGGTCGCCAACCTGCAACAAATACAGTCCTATGCTTTGCTTCTTCTTTATTTACTTCTATTTGAGCCATATTAGCTCTATGAAGTTCTGTTTTAAGTTCGTGTTCTAGTTTTTGTTTTAAATCCTTATCAGCAAC